TATGGACGGAGGCAAGGGTGACAGCTTGGACCCCGCTCAACAAGGGCGACAAGCGTCCGCAGGGGCGCGTGCTGGTGACGTTCGACGCCAGCACGAAGGCGGAGAAGAAGCTGTACGCCGCCATCTTTGGATTTGAGCAACAGCCCGACTGGAGCGTTGGGGTGGCTTACTGGAGCCCAGAGATCAGGAAGTGGATGACTGGCCGCGGCAGCATCGAGAACGTCATCGCCTGGGCGCCGCTGCCAGAACCGTATGAGGTGAAAGACAATGGTTGACTTCCAACGAGGCGACGAACTGACGGTCGATGACATCCTCGACGAGCGCGCCGCCACCTACGGCGCGTTCATGGATGCGGCTGCGTTGGCAGTGGCCCTGCGTGCCGTCATCCGCGATCGGCGCCCTGATCTGTTTCCTGATCAGGACGAGGCGCTGAACATGATCTGCAGCAAGATTGCTCGCATTGTGAATGGTGACCCCAACCACATCGACAGTTGGCGGGACATCGCCGGCTATGCGCAGCTGGTTGTGGACCGGCTGGAAGGGCGAAGCCGGTGATGATCCACTATCACGGCACACCGATCACGCCTATAGCGCGGCTTTATGAGCTCGCCGGTGCTCATTTTTGTGTGTCGTACATGGCGCCCTCTCAAGTTCGCCACTGCCACGAAGTAGGGCAGTCCGTTATGCTGGACAACGGAGCCTTTTCAGTGTGGCGGCGGGGCGCTGTGCCGGACTGGAATGGTTATTACAAATGGGCAGATGAGTGGCTTGATTGCCCAACTACTTGGGCCATCATTCCTGATGTTGTTGAGGCCGGAGAAGAAGAGCAGGACGCACTGATTGCAGAGTGGCCGCACGGACTTCGCGGCGCGCCCGTCTGGCACTTGCACGAAAGCTTTGACCGCCTGCTTCGTCTGATCGACGAGTGGCCGAAGGTGTGCATGGGGTCAAGCGCCGAGTATGCCGTCCCGCTGTCTGCCCCGTGGCGGCGACGCATGGATCAGGCGTGGAACGCTATTGCGCAAACTCATGCCCGCACGCCGTGGGTTCATATGCTGCGTGGCATGGCTTGCAGCGGAGAGCGTTGGCCGTTTGCGTCGGTAGACAGCACTGACATCGCGCGTAATCACAATCGTCCACAGAACACGCCGAAAGCCATGCGTGAACGGTGGGATGCTGTGCAATGCCCCGCGCGCTGGAAATTCACCCCTGAACAAATGGAGTTGATCGCTTGAGGTATCTGGTTTTCGTTGCCTTCCTCGCCACGATCCCGGTCGCTAACTGGCTGATCGGCAACATTGGCACGACGTGCATTCCGAACGGACCTTGCCTTATCCCAGTGGCACCCGGCCTCATGGCCCCGTCTGGCGTCCTGATGATCGGTTTGGCGTTGGTCTTGCGCGATGCCGTCCAGCAGTTGCTTGGCATGCGCTGGACTATCATGGCGATCGCTGTTGGCGTTGTCTTGTCTGCCTTGGTTGCGCCACCTGCCTTGGTGTTGGCATCAGCTGCCGCATTCCTAATTGCGGAAAGCCTTGACCTCGCCGTTTACACGCCGCTACGCCGCCGCAACCTGCCGCTGGCTGTTTTAGCGTCTGGCGCGGTGGGAGCTCTTGCGGACAGTGCGGTCTTCCTGCTGATCGCGTTTGGCAATCTTGATTATCTCGCTGGGCAAGTGGTCGGCAAGATTTGGATGAGTGTTGCGGCTGCCGTCGTGTTGGCAGCGACTGCTTCTAGCGTGAGGTGGAGGCAGCAATGAACGGCCACCGCGACACGACCACCTACGGCACGCAGCTGATCCTCGACATGCTGCTGGCGCACCAGGCGATGGGCCGCGACCTCGAAGAGGTGATCGCCTACCTGCAGCGGGTGATCGCCAAGAGGCAGAAAGAGGAGGCGGAGTGGTGAACCCTTATTTCATCCAAGGCCCGGCGCTGATCTCCTTTTCGGGCGGGCGCACCAGCGCATACATGCTCAAGCAGATCCTCGACGCTTATAACGGAACGCTACCTGACAACGTATTGGTGACGTTTGCCAATACTGGGAAAGAGCGTGAGGAAACCCTGCGCTTTGTCAACGACTGCGCCACGCATTGGAACGTGCAAGTGCGGTGGCTGGAATATCGCGTTGGCGATCAGCGTTTTGAAGAGGTCGAGTTTAACTCGGCTTCGCGCAACGGCGAGCCGTTTGCCGCACTGATCGCTAAAAAGAAATACCTGCCGAACGCCGTCACGCGATTTTGTACATCGGAGCTGAAGATCAGAGTAATGCGTGATTTCGCCAAATCGCTGGGCTGGAAGAACTGGTCGAACGTTATTGGCCTTCGCCACGATGAAGGCCACCGCGTGATGAAGGCGCTGGCGGCAAACGACACCGGCAAGCAGCCGTGGCGCAACATCATGCCGATGTCCAAGGCCAAAGCTACCCGCCGCGACGTGATGGCGTTTTGGGCGGAACAGCCCTTTGATCTGCAGCTGAAGCCTTACGAAGGCAACTGCGATCTGTGCTTCCTGAAATCAAAGGCTAAGTTGCAGGCGCTGATCCGTGAGAACCCCGGCATGGCCGACTGGTGGGTCCAGCAGGAGCACACAGCAGTAGCTGGCGGGAGTTCCACTTTCGTCACGGAATACTCTTACGCCCAGTTGGCCGACCAAGTCGATAGACAGGGCTTCCTGTTCGATGTGGACGATGAACACGACGCCGAGTGCGGGCTTACGTGCATTGGAGAAGCGGCATGACCGCCCTCCTCGCAGCCACGGCCCTGCTGTGTGGCGTGCCGGTGGGCTTTGTGATCGGCATCCTCGCCGCCCGCCACGCCTATCGCACCGCCACCGAGGCCGACGAGTTCGATGGCGGGTACAAGGCGCAGAACCCGCCGGTCAGGACCATTATCTGGTCCAGGGACGTGGAGCGCAAATGAAGCGCCGCGGATACCATCACGCCGAGAAGTGGATGCCCGTCTACTACGACGTGCTCGACGAGGATCTGCGGGCGATCGACATCGGTGAGAACGAGGCCGCCGCCCGGCGCGAGATCGCCGCCTGCGGCCACCTGACGGCCAGCGTGGCGTCCTTCACCTGGCCCGAGGTTTACACCTGTCTCGGGTGGGAGGGTGGCTTTGCGACCTACAGCCGGAACAAGACTGAATATGAGGGGTGGTGATGCTGGAGCGCCTCTATAGCGTTGACGAAGTGCTGGAAACGTGGCCGCCGAACGCACGGCCCGCACGCCGCCGGCTAATCGCTGCGGCCAAAACCTATGGTTGTTGCGTGAAGTTGGGTCGGGGTTTAGGTTTTACGTCCCGGCAAATCACAGACCTGCAGAACGCACTCACATGCTCAAGCTCAAGCGTTACCCAAAACTCTCCCCGTATTGGTATATCCGCGGCACGGTCAAAGGCATCTACGTACGAGAAAGCACGGGCACTGCTGATCGAACAAAAGCGGAAGAACTCCGCCTCAAGCGCGAAAGAGAGATCTTTGATGAAGCTGCGCTCGGCAAGGAACGCCCCGCCACCTTCGCCGAAGCCGTCGCCGGATACATCGGCGCAGGAGGAGAGGCGCGGTTCCTGATGCCGATCCTCGACCACTTCAAGGACCGGCCCGTTCAGGACATCCGCCAGGCTGACGTGGATGAGTTGGTGAGGAAGTTGTACCCGACCGCCAAGGCTTCGACCGTCAACCGTCAGTGCATCAGCCCGATCATCTCCGTCCTAAACTACGCACGGGATGCGGAGATGCCGGGGGCTAATATCCGCAAGATCCGCCGGCGGCAGGAGGAGAAGCCATTGGTGACCCCCGCCAGCGATGAACATATCGACAAGCTGCTGCCGCACCTGTCGGAGCGCCTCCGCGCCTTGATCCTGATGATGACCTTCACCGGCCTCCGCACCGGCGAGGCGTTGCGCGTGCAGCCAGATCACGTGAAGGACGGCTTCATTTACACCGGGCGGACCAAGAACGGAGACGCCCGCATGGTGCCCGTTCCGGATGGCTGGGAATACCCCTCCGGTGGCTGGGGCTACACCACAACCCAGGGAGTTGGCGCTGCACTGCGAAGGGCGCACAAGGCTGCCGGGCTGCCCTACCGAGACGGGCATGAGCTGGGCCGCCACGGCTTCGCTTTCCGCTGGCTGAAGAGCGGCGGATCTATGAAAGGATTGCAGATCGCAGGCGGCTGGAAGAAGTTTCAGATCCCGGCGGACATTTACGGCCATCTTGAGATTACCGACGTACATGAGCGCATGCGGGAGCTTTCCCGAAAAAAAGTGTCAGAAATCCGTCAAGTGAAAAACGAGGGTAACAACTAAGATGCTGAAATATCACAATAAAAAAGGGCCACAGAGTGTGCCCGTGGCCCAAGTCTATGGACGCAACAATAATCAAGCCATTGTAAAATATAAGGATTTACATAGGCATAGCGACCGAAAAATGTCGCTATTTGCTGAGGTTTTTCCAAAAGTCCGGAAAAATCCGTCAAAAATCCGTCAAGTGATTTTGGCCCTCGGACTGCTCGCAATCACCCCGCCGCAGCCCGTCAAGGCCACCGCCTCCGACGCCACCCACCTCGTCACCTCCGAGGCCCGCCGCCAGGGCGTGCCGGTGGGCTTCGCACTCAAGATGGCGAGGATCGAGAGCGGTGTCCGGTGCCACAACCATAACAAGAGGTCGAGCGCATCCGGCCCCCTGCAAGTGCTCCGCGGGACGGCCAGGTCGCTGGGCTACCGTGGCGACATCAGGCGGGCCTCCTGCGCCACTCAGACGCACTACGGCATGAAGCACCTGGCGATGTGCTGGCGGGCCGCCAAGGGGCGCCCGGCGCTCGCCAAGCGTTGCCACCAGTCCGGCATCTCCGCCGTCTACGGGAGGCGCCGCTGATGACCCGCGAGCCAGACCTCGACGCCGTAACCAGAACCCTGTCGGTTACAGTTCAGCGCCAGCAGGAGGAGATCCGTGTCCTTCGCCTGGCGCTGCAGTGGATCTTGCGCCAGGAGCCGACGATCGGCGCCGGCGATGACGCCCGCCAGATCCTGCTGCAGGAGATCATGGACCGGGCAGCTGTGGCGCTGGCCTTCACCAGCACCTCCGCGCCACCGGAGCATGAGCGCCTGCGTTCGGCCTTGCTGCAGGCTGCCGATCACCTTCGGCGAGCCGGGTGGCATCAGTCTGCCGATCTCGCACGGGATGCCGCGACATGAGCGAGTTCTGGGTGTGGCTTGGCGTGGCCTACGCGCTGATGACCCTGTTCGTGTTCGCGGCGATGAAGGTGGGAGGGGATAGCGATGAGTAAAGGGGTCTAGACCACCTGCTGGCCGCGCCAGTAAGCCTTGCCCTGGATCACCTCGCATAGCTCTGGAGGCAGCACCGTCCCGTCATCATTGATGTGCAGCACCACAAAGCCAGAAGCCCAGTTCGCCACCGTGTCCTCGAGGTAGTCGAACTGTGGCTGGGCTGGACCGATCTCCGCGAGGCAGCCAGCATCGACGCCATACGAACGTCGCGGCCTGTAGGTCGTCTGTGGCGTCACGCGCAGGCTGTGGAGGTGGTTGCAGACGATCGCGTCGAGGCCGCTCGACACGATGCTGCCCCACGTTGAATGCACGCCGCCCTTAGGCGGGCGATGCTTGATCATGACGTTGCCGTTGAGCATCAGGCTGATGCCCAGCGCCCAGGCGGGGAAATGATCCTCAAGCCTCGCCCCCTTGACGGCGGCGAACTCGGGCGCCACAGAGGCGAGCTTTGCAGCAAGCCGCATGTCATGGTTTCCAAGGTTCCAGATCAGCGCACATTCTGCCGGCGCTGCCTGCTCTATCTCCGCCAGGTATTCCTGGCAGATGCCGATTTCCTGCGCGACATCGTGCGATGGTGCGACACCATATCCAAGTGGCGGGTGCCTAGACGAAAGAGGTAGGTCGAGAAGGTCGCCGTTCGCCACGATCATGGCGGGCTTGACTGCATGGATCACCTCAAGCAGCGCACGGTGCGCCGTTGACTTTGCCTGCCCCGGCCACCAGTGGGCATCACCAAACACCACTATGGTGCCTGTAATGTTTGCCAGCTGACGGAGGCCCTGCTTCGGCAATTCGATCTTCTGCCGCCCGCTCACGTCATTCTGATAGCTGGCGATGATGATGCCGCGCCGCGCCTCAATGTCGTTCCGCCGCCTGTAGACCTGCCTGACGGTCATGCCGTAGTGATCGGCGATTTTCTGAGGTGAGCCAAAGCGGCGAAACGCCTCGATCAGTTCAACGTCCGAAACCTTTGCCGTCACTGCATATCCTCTGATCTCTTGAACCCGAGCCTTGCCAGCGTGGCGGCGATCTGCCGCCCGAGTAGCTCAACCGTGTCTTCCTCAAGGTATGGGCAACAGACATGGGCGACCTCGTGGCTGGCGACTTCGATCATCGTCACGTCGTCCATCCGCGGGTCGAGCACGATGCGATGCTCGTCCGGGTAGGCAACGCCCCAAGTAGTGCGCATCTCCGCGAACTCGATCTTGATCCTCTTGAGGCGCTTCTTTGCCATGTCATCGCTTCCGCCGACGCAGCCACTCGTCACCGCGGCCCGACCGCTGCGCGGCACGCCACTCGGCTTCCTTCTCTGGCGGCATGCGCTTCATCAAGGTCGGCAGGAGCCGGCGAAAGACCTCGACCGCCATGCCGACCCAGAACGCTGGCGAGCGGGCAACAAGAAAGCCACCCGCCGCCACTCCGATCAACACCGCGATGAATAGCGCGATGTCGATCCAGTTCACGCCAAGGCTTTCTTCTGTGCGATTGACCAGCCGATGCCGATGATGGTCATCAGCGCACCGACGGCCTCATTAACGATCGCCTGATCCACGATCCCCTTGGCGGCGATATAGCCACCAGCGAATGTGAGGACGTGGCGCACGACGCCAAGAATTGCTTCCTTGCTCATAGTGTCTCCTATTTCGTGCCAGGGTACTGCGCCCACGGCAGCTGATAATGAGGCCCGTCCTTGAAGGTGATCCAATCGAGCCCGGCCTCAATGGGCACGCCTTCGTTCTTGGCCGCCTGCTTCATGGCGGCGGCTATTTTCACGTAGAGGGGCCAGTCCCAGCGGGCCTTACCGCCGATTACTGCCGCAACGTCCACCGCATGGGCGAAGCCATTCTTGGCGACGAGGTGGCGCGAGCGCATCGTCTTCGACGCGCCTTTCTTCACCAGCACGCGCTGCTCTTCCAACGTCCTGACGCCTTGTGTAACGATCCAAGTGAAGGTCTTGTCCTTCCAGTCTCCGGCGCACCGGCGCACCACGCGAACAAGATCCGGGTGGACGCCTTTCAGCCTTGCCTCTGATGTTTTTGTAAGGATCATCTCGCCTTCGGCCCCCGCTTCTTCCGGTGGTTCATCGGCGCCTCAAGGTGCCGACGTTTCTTGATCTTGCGGATGGGTTTCTGTACCGCTGATTGCTTCACTTGCGGAGAGCCTCCTCGATGCTATCCAGCTTCGCCATTATCGCGCGGCTGGTTTCGCGGATTTCCTTGATCTCCCGGTCGTGTGCGAGCCGTGCGCTCGTCGTCTCAGCCTGCAGCACGGCGATCGCCGTCGCGTGGTTCTGTTGCTTCTGGTAGATCACCCACACGAAGGCAGCGACCGGCATCACCACCCACTGCATCAGTGCGCTCAGAACCTTGAGAGCGTTGTCGTCGATCATGGTGGTGCCTCACTGCACGAGATTTCCGTTTACGTCGTAGCGATTGCCTTGAGCGTCTTCGACGGCCCAACCTTGCTGTGCGGCTGCAGCCGACTGCCCCGCTGTCCTGCTGCCTTGCAGCACCTTGTTCAGCAGACTGTTGGCGAACTCAATGTTGCCTGGAGTGGCCTTGCGCATCAGCGCCGCAGCGATCGCAGGATCCGCGAATGCCTCCACCAGCCTCTCCTGCGTTGCAGGTGCTCCAAGGTCGCCGAGCCCAATCAGCCAATTGAGCGGCTTGGCGAAAGCCGTGCCAACCGGCCCTTCCGCCACAGTGCCGCCGAGCGCCCGCCCGAGGAACGACGCCACAGACAAGTTCTGCATGGTGTCAGAACCACTCGACCGGATCGACGGCGCCGTCGTCTTCATGGAGCGGTCGAGATCCTTGATCACAGCTTCAAAGGTCTGCCGCTGCGTTTGCGAGAGTTCCGGCGCACGCTGCTGATATGCACGCCGCAAGGATGCGAGGTTGAGGAACGGAGCGCCGCCGTTGACTGCGGTCGGCCCGCTCGACATGCCTGCCTGATATGCCTCGTACCCGAGCGCCCCCTGCTTGCGGGCCTCGCCACTCTGCGCAAGATCAGCCATGTACGCCTTGAAGCCGGGTGCTGCTGCCTCGATCTCGTCGTCAATGATCGACAGGATTTTCTCGCCAGCCTTGCCAGCCAGCTTCACGTTCGGGGCGGCATCGCTCTTGATCTGCCCACTCAGTCCTTGAGCCAAGTTCTGGCGGATTGAGTACAGAACGCCGGGGTTGATCTCCATCTCGCCGGTGGTCCGGTTCCGCTTGGAATTATTCACGATCATGCGGCGGGCCTCACGAACGGCCTCTTGAAAAGGCTGGCGTGCATAAAGGCGGCGGTCCTGCCGAAGGCCGTGAAGCTGTGCCATCAGATTGTTGGTCGGCACACGAGCCGCACGCATCTGAGGCGTGTCGAACAGCGCAGCCGTGTCGATGTCGGCCTTTGCGGTCCTGGCCTTTGAGAGCGCATCGACCTGCGATGGGTTCATTGTCACCGCAGCCAAGGCATCGTTCCGCGCCTGATTGGCCTGTTCTATATTCTCGGCGAACAGGCGGCGTGTATCCATACGCTCGACGCCGCGCTGCAGGTTGATGAGGCCGGGGTCGCCAGATGCCACACCAGCCAGCGGCCTTGAGCCCGGCACATAAGTCGGTGCTGTCGTCATGTTTCGGATGGCGCGCTGCGGGTTGCGGGCCTGCATGTTGAGAACGTCACCTACGATGCGGTCACGTCCGCCGGCAGTCAGGGGGCGGAGAGCGGTCAGAGCGCCCTGACCGGCAGCCATCGAAACGCCCGTGCCAACGCCGCCGGCAAGCCCAGCCAAGGCTGCTATAGTCGGGCTTCCGGTCTGCTGCATAGCTAGCTCAGACGCACCGCCAGCCGCGCCGCCGCTTGCCATCTGCGTGACAGGCGCAGCACGCATCCAGTTTCCGGCAGTTCGAACAGCGCCGCCGCCTGCACTCATGGCTGCGCCAAGGCCCATGCCAGGAATGGCGCTGATCGCACCCTTGCCGATCGACATCGCCAGGCGCTCGTTGTCGGTGCGTGGCTCAGGAAGACTTAGAGCATCCGCCGCCATGTCTGCCGCACGCGACACGCGGTTGGTGACGGGCATGCCGAACTCTGCGCCTGTGTCTGTTCCAGCGAGATAATCCAAACCCTTCGTGGCCGCCACGCCTACGTTGTACAGTGCATCAGCCGGAAGAGACGCCAGCGTTCCGGCGCCTTCAACCAGCCCCTCGACACTAGCGCGTCCGGCAAGCCCGGCAACGCGGCCCATGTCCCAGCCACCCACAGCTTCGCCCGCCGCTATGCGGGCCTGAAGCTGCCGAGCCTGTGCCCGAGCATCATCAGGCGTTGCCGCCTTGATGGGCACGGTCGTGCCGTCCATCAGCCTGAAGTAATATGTCTTCACGGGCTCACCTCAATAAGCTCGGGTTCAGGGAACGGAACTTCCAGCGCGCCTTTGCCGGCACGATCAATGCGCGGTGCCGGTGGCACTGGGTTGGGGGCAAGTTGCGGAATTGGGCGAATAAACCGCTCGTCAACCACACCAGCGCCAATTTCGAGAATGTTTTTCCTTTTTGTCTCAGCAAGCGGGCGAAGTGCTTCAGCGCGGCGCCTGACAAGAGACAAAAGCTCAAGTCTCTGGTTCGGCAGCAATGCCCCGCCGCCCCATATACCATTGATGCGTCCAAGCGTTGCCGCGTCTAGACCCTGCGCATCAATAACCATGCCCGCTTCGCTCTCGCGAACAACGGATGTCGGGTCTAGCGCCTTCGCAACACCGTAAACGAAGTCAAGGTCTGACACCTTGCTGTCGTCGTAGACGGCGTTTGAGAGGCTTGTAACCGTCGAGGCGAGTACGTTGTAGGACTGAACTTCTGGCGCACCTTCAAATTCTTTAACGAATGCAAGCCTGTCTTTGGGGTCCACTTCTTTTGCTTTAGGCACAAGACCAGGAACCTGCTGAGCGCCAGCCAGCGGGTTGTTCATGTCGATAACTTGGCCGTCCACAAGTTGATAGTTTGGCTTCTGTACTTCCGGCGTCAGCTGCTCCGCAGCCTTCGCATAGTCGCCAAGCTGTGCATAGATCAGCGCCTTCTGCTTCAAGGGGCCATTAGGCATGGAATTGATCTGCTGCATCACGAATGCTTGAGCCTGCCGATCCCTCTCACTCTCAGCAGCCTTCCGCCTCTGCGCATCGCCCATCAGCTGCATCTGCGCGGCGTTGTAGAGGTTGGACTGCATGCCGCCGGTCCAATCAGCCTGCCCCATCATCCTGGCGCGCTGGTCTGGCGTCATCTGTGCCGACATCGCCATGATCTGGCCGCCGATGTTGCCCAGCGCCTGCATGCGGGCCTGTTTCACCATCTCCGGGCTCAACCCGTATGGGTTCGGCTGCTGCTGCGCCTGCGGCTGCTGCCACAGGCCGAGGTTCTTCAACGTGTCCAGAAAGCTCATCCCAGCAGCCCCTTCCCTAGTTTGATGCGGCGGAGCGGCTGCAAGACCGTCGCCTGCATCGGCATGTCGTCCTCGGGCTCGGCGTCGGCCTGAGCCTTCTTCATCATCGCGCCGCCCATCTCTTTCAGCGCCTCCCAGTCAGGCTCAGGCGGCAGCGCGCTCGGCTGATAGGGTTCGGCGTCGAGCAGCCCGGCGGGCGCGGCTTCGCCAAGCCCCGAGTTGTAGGCCGTGCCGCGGTCGTCACGCATGGTGCCGGGGCCATCGGCCTGTCCGAAAACGTGGCCGTTGATCGTCATGGCCGTGCCGTTGTTGATCATGTTCTGTGCCCACGAAGGCGCACCGCCACGGCCCTCCATCACGCCGGGGGCATAGAAGTGCGTGGCGCCGCCGGTGACATCGTCCTGCAGCGCCGCCTCGACCGCCATGTCGGCGGTGCGGTAGGTGTCGGCGGTGCGGGGAATGGCGAGGAGCTCCGCCTTGCGGGTGCTCCACGGCTCGAACTGGTTCTTGGCGAGGATCACGTTCTCCAAGCTGTCGCCGTACCGGCCCGCCCGGAGGCGGTTCAGGACGACGTTGGCGACCGCCTGCTGGCCCATGAATGGCTCCGAGGCGGCCTCGCCGACGATGGTGCGGATCAGGAGATCACGCTGCTGAGGGGTCATCTGCATGTCAGCGACCCGCCAGACCGCCGAGGATGCCACCGGCAAGTGCACCCCACGGCCCGAACTGCATGCCCGCCAAGGCGCCGCCTGCGGCACCCGTCAGGAAGTTCCCGCTGGTCGGCCTCGTCGTCGTGCTTGAAGTCGGCACCTGCGTTCCGCCCAGCGCCGCGAGGCGGACGTTCATCTGCTCCAAGGGATAATTGCGCTGGGCGTCGTAACGCTGCGCATCCTGCGCCAGCAGGGCCTGCGCCTGGTCCTGGTTCATCTGGCCCGCCGCCATCGCCGCCTGCAGGCTCTGCAGGTAGGCACCCTGCCCCGCCGTGGCGAGGTCGCCCTGCATGCCGGCGGCCTGCAGGTTCAGCTGCTGGCCCTGCATCGCGCGATCCATGTCGGACTGCATCATGTTGGCGGCCTGTCCGTAGCCCTGGGAGCGCAGCTGTGCCGAGAGGTCGCCATACTGGCGGGCCATCTCGGAAGCCGCCACGCCTTCCGCCACACCCTGCCGGGAGCCGCCAAAGGCCCCGGCGTTGATCGAGCGATCGGCGATCGTGTTCAGGCCCTGCTGATACGCCTGCCCCATGTTGGCGAGCGCCGCCTGCTCCACGTTCTGGATATAGGGGTTCATGTAGGCGCCGATGTTGCCGGACAGGAACGAGCCGGGCGTGTAGTCGGCAACACCCGCCGCCGTCTGGCCTGCCTGACTGAAAGCGGCATTCGTGGCGCCGATGTTCTGGCCGGTGGCGTTGATCGCCTGCGACTGCAGGGGATCGAGGCCCGCCACGGTGTTGCCCATGTAAGGCTGCGCCAGGTTGTTGGCGGTCGTCTCCGCCTGATTGATCGCGTTCTGTGCCGCCTTGGAATACCAGCTTGGGAGCTTGGTTTCCTGCGTGACCTTCTGATTGCCGCTCGACTTGCCCATCTAGAGCGCCCTTTCGTAAATGACTTTCTGATCTTCCTTCCAGCCGTGGTCAGGCAGCACGCGGCGCCATCCCTTGCGGCCTTCCATCCTCATCGCCTTGCAGCCGTGCTGGCGCCCGAACGCCTCAAGATCCGGCTGCAGCGCCATCACCTCATTGAGATCGCCAACAGCCAAAAACACGTTCAGCGCCTTGGTCTGCGGGAACTCCAGCACCTCCGTCACCACGAGGCTGTTGCCCCGCGTCCACGCCTGCATGCGGCCCGCCTTCACGGCAGCCGCCACGTCGTCGGGCGTGTGCGTATTGCCAGCCACGCCCAAGGCCCGCTGCAGGCGGCGCATCAGTTCATCACGGTCGAGTTTTGCCATCGGGCACCACCGTGGTTGAAAGGACACCGGCATCGCTCACCGTGACGGAATAGGTCGTGCCGTTCGGCGAGCGCAGCATCACACGCGCCGCCGCCTCGTCCTGGCTCACTGCCGGGATCAGGGCGCGGCGGATTGTGTCGAGGATGACGCCGAGGCTGGCGGATGGCGGCGGAAGGACGATCCTCATCGACGCCCCCCTGCCGCCCCGACCTTCATGCGGATGCGCCCGATCGACCAGTCACCGGCGGCGTTGGCGCAGATGCGGAGACGCATGTCGCGCCCCGTGGCGCGCACGTCCACATAGCCGTCGCTGCGGCTGAGATACGGGCCGAACTGCCGCTCGGCGCCATTGGGCGTCATACGGGTGAAGAGCGTGTATTTGGTCAGGTTCGCCTGCCCGCCGTTCGACGGCAGCAGCTGCTGCACCGACCAGTTCTGCTCATCGCCCGGCAGGTTCAGCGTGCCGCTGACGATATAGATGTTATTGGCGCAGTCGAATGCGTCGTACTGCCAGCCCATCTCATGCTGGTAGATGTGCTTATCCGATCCGCCCATCAGCGGATAGCCGCCGACACCGGCCCGAGATCCAGCAGAGCGCGAGAGCGAGCCCATGCTCCACCAATTCTCGGCCCAGTTCCACACGACATAACGGTCGCACTCGGCGGAGCCGTCTGAAGGGTAGAAGAACCAGACCTCGTCGAACTTGCCGTTCACCATCGCATGCGCGACACGAGGGCCATAAAGCGGGTCGATGTCGGAGAAGACATAATCCGTCAGCGGGCAGGCGAGAGGCCGCATTGCGCCGCCCTCGTAGATCATAAAGCCCGAGCTATCCATCCACACGCACCGCCCGTCAAACTCGGCGTAGGCGTTGCTGGAATAGAGCCTCGTCGTGCCAAGCTCGTCGGCGCCATAGACGAAGGGCTGGCCGACATAGCGCAGAAGGAAGGCGCGGTTGGCTGACCAGATCAGCGTGCCCTCGCGCACGGCAGAGGCCGACACCAGTGGCGTCTCGGTCTGAAGGTCGAGGAAGCCCGCGGTGTTCGTGGTCGAGGCATAGTTCCAATCGGTGTAATCCTCGCGGCTCGACCAGGCGACCCGACGAGGCTCGCCACCAGCCTGCAGCAGGACGGCGTGGCGTTCCGGCGTGACGATGACGGCGCGGCTACCTGTCGGCACGGAGCGGTCCCGTACCTTGCCACCCGACGATGAGCCGTTGGTGCCGGTATTGGCATAGGTAAACTGCGTGGTCGATGTAACCGTCACCGTGGCGCTGCTGGTGTTGAAGGTCGTGTCTGCAACCCCTGAAATCTGCACCGTGTCGCTGGTCGCCAGATTGTGCGCCGTGGAGGTGGTCACGGTCGTGACGTTCGATGTGCGGCTGATGCTGGAAATGGCATAGACGCCGACCACCGTGCAGTCGGTGCCGGGATTGGTCACGTCGTAATAGAGCAGCCGGCCATCGGTCGAGGCCAGCGCCAGGATGTCCTCGCCCCAGTTGCTCATCGACCAGTTCGGGCTGGAATTGTTGAGGCCCGTCGAGCCGGTGCGCGGTGTGCCGTAGGTGCCGCTGCCATAAGTGCCCAGGCCATAGCCGCCAGCGGCACCGGCGTCCGTCAGCGGTACGAGGTCGGTCGGCGCCACGTCGGTCCACAGGCCGTCGTTCTGTGCGTAGAGGCCGGTGTCGCCGCCCGCGATCACCTGCGAGACATTGGTGTTCGTGCGCCACTGGTGGATCTTGCGAACAACGGACGCGAGCGGCGATGACGTGACCCTGGACCATCCCCCGACCGGCTCCATGACGCCCTCGCGCCACCGGATGAGGTTGGCCTCATACCAGCGACCCGGCGCGTCATCAGGGTTCGCGCCGCGGACGATGCCAGGGGGGAGTTGGAGGGGGATAAAGGTCATCCGAACACCACCAAGGAAACTCTGCTGGGGCTATAGGCAGCGGTGCTGGCTGTGCCAGCAGACAAGCTAAGGGACGTGCATTGAATGCGGATAGCCGAGCTAGTAGGCGTGCCTTGTACGCAAATCACGATGTTTGATGCGTCTGTCGCATGCTTTCCAATTGCTGAAACTGCATAGTTTGCATCAGGAAGAGCAGTGCTGAAGTTGATTGTGTAGTCACCCGTAGCTGACCGAGTGACACTGCTCACGTTTCCACTTGCCGATATTGTCGGAGGCGTTGCTGTACCGTCAAAGGTTACCCAGGCCCTTGCACCATACAGAGGAGCAGACCCCGTCTGAGCGCCACTCAGCTTTGCCGGTGTAATGCTGGCGTCAGCGATCTTTGCCGTGGTGACGTTCGCATCAACGATCTTTGCCGTGGTAACATTTGCATCGGCAATCTTCGCCGTTGTGATATTTGCGTCGGCGATCTTCGCCGTCGTCACCGCGCTGTCAGCCAACTCCGCCGTGCCGACCGAGCCGTCGGTGATCTCGGACGCGCCGACGGTGCTGAGAACTGCCAAGCCCCCAAGCCCGAGGTTGGTGCGGGCGCCAGCAGCGTCAGACGCGCCCGTGCCACCATCGGCGATGGCGAGGTCCGTGATGCCCGACACCGTGCCGCCGGTGATGGCGACGGCGTTGGCGTTCTGCGTGGCAATCGTGCCGAGGCCGAGGTTGGTCCTGGCATTGGCCGCCGTCGTGGCGCCTGTGCCGCCCTTCGCCACAAGCAAGGCCGGGCCAGCACCAAACAGCGCGTCGATCGCGTCGGCGTTGCTATTCCATTTCGTGCCCCACGTGTCCGAGCTTGCGCCGACCTCGGGCTTCGTCAGGTTAAGGTTGGATGTGTTTGTGTCAGCCATATTGCTCCACCTATGCCGCGATCTGCGTCCAGGTTGACGATGAAGGGTTTACTGGCGCCCATGTCGGGGCGCTCGCGTTGACTGTTGACCAGTCTTCTGCTGCGCTTGGCACCTCGGCCCATGCGGGGGCGGAAGCACTTGTCGCGGACCAGTTATCTTCTCCGCTTGGGATGATGACCCAACCGCGCACAGAACCTGACGCGGAAACCGTCGAAGACTGTTGAAGCGAAGCGGTTGCGCCAATTGCAACTCGGCCTCCCGAAGCAAGGGATTGGTCCGACTGAGCGTTGTCTGCAATGGCGTACTTATTTGCAACGCCAGCGGCAACTATAATGTTTCCATCCTGTGCAGAGACGAGCGTGCCTATGACAGGCTGGGAGGACGATGCGGAAACTGTATTATCAGCGTTGACGAGCGAAGCGATCCCATTGACGCGGACCAAGGCATCAGAGCTCACTGCATTTGAAGACTGCACCAAGGATGCAGAGGCCACAGCGCCACTAGCAGCCGAGCCAGCAGCCGCCAGCGTATCCCCCGCCTGCGTGAGGTTGCTAGACCCCTGCACCAGAACAGTGGCGGCAGTCGAGACGGTGTTGCCAGCTTGCGTGAGGTTGACGGTGCCGGTGACGCCGCTAGGGGCTGCACCAGCGGCCAGCGTGTCATAGGGCAGACCGTTGACCCAATACTTGCCCGCCCCGGCGGTCGAGCTTAGACCATCAACAGGTAGACCGTTGTACCAGTATTTGCCCGCCCCGACAGCCATCAGGTCACCGTCCAGTCATCGACGTTGATCCAGCCAGTCGTGCCGTCACAGTCCACGAAGAACTCAAGAGCGCCGTCAGCGTCTACGGTCGCGGTCGTGCCGGTAAGCTGTTCCCAAGAGCCAGCGGCGGCTGTCATCGTGTCCAGCACTGTGTCACTGGTGATGCCGCACGCGAGGTTCTTCCTCACGATCAGGCGTGGCTGGTTGCCGTTATAGGCAGCACCATCTCCGACCACAGACTTGCGAACGTAGGCGTTGATCGTAACGGTGCTACCGTCATCGACAGCGACAAGGCGAGGCCCTGACTGGAGTTTCAGAGATGCGCTGATAGGCGTAAGGCGTTCAGATGGTGCAGCAGTGTTGAAGATGGTTGTGTCGCGCTCGATGCGGCCATTCTTGATCCACGACTTGAATGCGCCTTCAGTCTGGTCGTGTTTAGAGGATTTTACAAAAGCTGATGTACCAGCAGATGACTGGTTCGCAACCTCATTTGCAGAAGCAAGGGTTGTGTTGTTAAGAACAAACTGTGGCGTAGCGTTTGTTACGGCGGCAAGGTTAAGGTCGTTTGTGTGAGTTGTGAGTATCCCAGATGCCACGCCAAATGTGGAATTATTTACTTCAGCCAGCGTGATACCGCCTCCAACACGCAACCCGTCTGCGGTAGAGAAACTTGTGTCACCGTTAACAGAGACGTTGTCAAACGTAAGAACGCCGCCGCTAACCAATAAATTGTAGTTCTGGTTCCCAAAAAACGAACTGTTTGTGATGGTGATATATGAGCCGGGGGTGCCTGTCGTGGTGCTATCGGCACTCATGCCGACAGACATGCCACCGATATTATTTCTCCAAGATTTAATTCCATCAATTGTAATCGTGTAGCCCGTTGTTAGCGCCATGCTAAACGGGCCTTGACACGAATGAAATGTGTTATTGCTCAGAGAGCTTCCAGCAACAACAAGAGTGGCAGTTGCGCTTTGCCCTGATGACCCAGCGATTGTGTTCCCGGTAAATGTTCCGCTGCCGCCAAACCCTATGCCAGCGCCGCCGCCTGTGCCACTTGGAAGAACTGCAATGTTATCTGTGAACGTTAAGCGCGCGACAGCTTGGCTGCTCTGAGAGGCAAATGCACCTCCGCCAAAAGATGATTTTCCTGTATTGTAGAACGCATTATTTGAAATCGTAATCACGCCTTGTAGGTTAGAACCGCTCTGGAAAAGAGCAGTGCTTGTTGTCTCTCTAAAGCAGCAGTAATGAATATCAATCGTGTTAGCTGTAGACGAGACTGAGAAAGTTGCGGCTGAGATCCAGAAACACTCCACCCAATCCGCATTGAAATTGACATTAAACCCAGATATTTGCGCGACAGCGGTAGCTGATGCCCCGCTTATACGGACATTGCGGGTCAGTAGAATGATCTCAGCTTGTGTAGGAGCTGTGCCGCTATGGGCAAATGCAAGACCGCCACCGGCACCAGCAAAGCCATCCACCGTAAGAGTGCTGGTTCCTGCATTGCCGTTCAGTGCGCCAGCTTCACATTGTGTGTAGGTTCTCGTTGTCGCAGAAATTGCGATCAAATCATTATCAAGCCAGCCGGTATCTGTGTCCACACCAAGAGATGTAGACGCAACCGCCTCATCTGTGTTCAGCTTGCAGTACCAATTGTTGTTCCCACTTGTGCGTGAAAGCCCCTGAATGTTTGCAGTGCTTTCGTTCATAAAATTCAGACCAAAGTCGTTTGCTGCAACGCAATCAAACTGCAAATACATCGTGCTGTCGCGCGGGCATGGGGTTGCCACTGTTCCCATGTTATATGTGCCGCCAGACCATACTGTAAGAGCGCCAGACAGCTTAAGGTAATAAGCCGTTGCGGCAGACGCTCCCCATGTCAGGGTTCCGTCTTTGCCAATCTGAATGCCATTAAATACGCGAGTAATGGACTGAGACGGACCGAGAGCCGCAACGCCAGTTCCAAAATCTGTTGTCGCGGTATTGTCCATCGTGACGGTATATGCAGTGCTAGCGCCAGCGCCCGTTAACTCCCCAACAATAAGCATTGTGTCGCCAGCGGCAGGGGCTGCTGTATCAGTCGTGGATATGATACGACCCCAGTTCCCGGCGGTGCCGTCACGAAGAACAGAGGCATTTCCTGCTGAAGAACCCAATACACCAACGCGGTAGTCAGTGCCACCGTCAAGCGTCAACGTCGTGCCGAACTTAAAGAACACCCAACTCTCTTGAGCCGGAAGATCAGAGGCATTTACTGTTACAGATCGTGTAGCTGTGACGCCGTTATCATCCGACAACGCAACAGACACTGTGCCTGTTGTATTTACGCGCCTTAAGAAAAGAACAATACCGTCCGCAACCTTCGCATTGGTTCCGGTGAATGTGCTGCTGTAAACATATGAAGTCGTTGTAGTGGTTGCAGCAGTCAGTGAGGTTAACTGTGAACCAGTCGCATTATCAGCCACGCCCCACGTAGATGAGGACGTAAAGTTCCCGGTCGCGCGGCTGATCAGCAGAGCCATCAGACGATCTCCGTACCCACAAGAGCCTCAAGGTTGACCACCGCCTGATCAAAGGCGTTCAGCCGGTCAACCTGATCCTTGATGAACGACACCGTGGCATCCACCGTGGGGAAGTTCTCAGGATGGATATTGTAGGTGCGGTTGATCTCGCGCACGCCATCGGAATAGCGCACAGCTACATTGCGCGTGTCGTTAGGAACGGGGTTTTCGTAGACACCGAGTATAGTCGCGGTCCAAGCCATTAAGCGTTGCCCGCAGAGATCGTGAAGCTCGTGACCGTCACCGTCTGGCCCGAATTGATCGACGTGTTGTCCAGCGTCATGTCGCCGCCGCCGCCGGTTGCGGTGATCGTACCTTGTGCATGGCACGTCGTTCCATCCGAGGCGTAGAGACGCCAGTGAGCCGCCGTGCCGGTGGCGTCCGCACTGGCATCTTCCCATGTCCCAGACTTCGACTTGCTGCCGGAGCTGGCCGCAGCCATCCAGTCACTCGGAAGGTTGAGCGTTGCCAGAACAGTGCCGCTGTCGGCTGTGGCGCAGTTTGCCGGTGCGGAGCCGGTCCTGATCTTGAGAATAGCAGACGTTCCGCACGCAGTTTCAAGAGCATCGAGCTGCGCGTTGCGAACGGTCACTGAATACTGAAGAGCCATAACTTCTCCTATCCGAATGAACGCTTGAAGGCAGACAGCGCACCTTGCGGGCGCTTGGCCTTCTCGCTTTCAAGTTTCATGTCAGTGATGATCTTCTCTGCAGCCGCCATCCACAGCGGGATCCGCTCGTCGTTCTGAAGATACGCCTCCGCGTTTACGAGCGATGCGTAAAGGTAAAGGTCTGGCGACCTAGCAAGCAGCCAGTTCGATGGGTTGCCGGAAGACAGCGCAGCAATACGGGCGTAGTATATGATCTCAACTGTCGTGTTGCTGGTTGGCGCTGGCAACAGGATGATCCGGTCGTCTACGATCGTGTAGTATCTTGGAGTGCCAGCAAGCCCGCGGTTGCGAAGATCGTTGTAACCCTCATTGCTGAGATATGTCAGAGCCCCATAATCTGGCCCAGCCGAAGTCACGACTAACGATACATGCTCAAGCCAGTCGGACGGAAGTTGCACGTAGTCTTGCGTGACAACAGTTGAGAACCGCCGCAACATAGCATTGACCCGAAGATCACGGTTAAAACGTGCTTCAGCAAGTGTGATAAAGTCAGGGATCTGTGCAGTCAGGTCTTCTCGATTGAGCCATGACGCGATTGACGCCTGCAACGCGGAATATGTGCTCAGAGCCATTAGAAGTCCTCTGCGGGCGGGTTAATGATCGCCAGGGTCAGTCTCTCCATTGCTGCAAACGGCTCCTGTGCCGTTACATCGGCCACAGCGAACAAGGCATCCACGTCTGCCTGAGTGCAGGGAACAGATGCAGCAAGAGCCGCCTGATAAACAGCAACAGGATCTCCCGGTTCGCTCGACACCAGTTGCCATGCGCCGCTCTCGTCTATTCCCCATGTCTGGCAAGGCGCGAGGCTAGCAAACGCTTCTGGAATGTAGCCTGTGCTGATGTAGCGCGTGGCGGGCTCAAGGCCATCTGACGACAAAGCCGTCGTCCACATGCCCACGCCACCGGGTCCGAACGCGGCTGCAATCGAACGCGCAAGATCAACCTGAGAAACGGGTACAATGAGGGTGCGGAAGATGTCCATCAATATGCCCTCGTCTTTCCGTTGACCCACGTCTCGGCGTTCCCGATTGTTGCTGCGTCAAGGTTAGATCCAAACCGGGTGATCAGAGAGTACAAGTTGCCGTTATACGGGGTTGAAGCGCCCGCACGGCGGCCAATATAAAACTGTTGTGCTGTAAAGTTTCCGGTACCCTGATCAGATGTTGACTGCGCTACGTCACTTCCATTAGCTCGCAAAATCAAACTGTCACCAGAGATGTCAGACAGGACTGTAACTTGATTAGTAACGGGGGCCGCTATTGCTGCATTTGTATACGAAGCCACAACAGCAGCAGCCGATCCTCTTGATGCTGTCGTATAGTTTGCCGCTGCGCCAGATGGTGCAAACAGATTTATCGTTCCGGCATTGCTGTTTACTGTAGCACTCATTTCTATGAAAATGCCGCTTGCAGCATCACTCAGCTTTCGAAGGCCAACAAACACCTGTACCTTGTCCGTACCCGGCGTGATCGTCGATGTCTGAAGGAAGTCATCGACGCCATCAAAGCTCAAGTAATAGCTTCCATTGCCATCTTGCTTCAGCACCGGGCGGGAGGCAGATGTCGATTGCGATGCGTGGTTGCCGCGACCAGACTTGTCTTGAATTAACCCAACGGGCTGCTCAACCGCAGTAACAGGTGTGGTGCCTGCACTGTCTTGATACATTGTGCTAAAGTCTGACGGATCATACCAGACACCGGGTTCAGAGGCAGCGAAGAGAGAACTCGGCGAAAACGATGTGCCCACTCCGTGCCACTGTACTGCGGAGCTATTCAGAGCGAAGCGGAGGTCAAGCCGCATTTAAGATCACCAGAACCTGACAAGATTGGTTGCTGTGGTGCTGGTCGCACGGACACGGGAAAACTCGACCGGGATAATGGAGCCAGCCTGAACGTTGACCAGCGTCACCGTGTCGCCGCCCGCCGTCACGATCGACACATTGCCAGCACCTCCAACGTAGAGGCCGAGGCCGTAGTTGTTAACGGTGTCTGACGGCGTCACGGCTGCGGCATTGTTGGGGATTGAAATGTTCTGCATCTGGGTCTCCTCAGACGCGCCCTTTCCAGACGCGGAAATCCTTATTCTGTCCATCGTTGAGCCACTGCGCCCAACGCTTTTCGTCGTGGAACCAGCCCTCACGCATCGCCTGCTCGACAACCGTCACCGGAACACGGGCCATGTGCTTCCAGTTGGACTTGTTGCTCTGGTTGTCCTCGAGCTCCTTGACGCTGTCGATAATCGGCTCAACGTCCTCGATCGTCTGGATAGCAAAGTCGCCCATAGGGTCGTCTGGCTTCGCGTGCAGAACACGCGCCACTGTTCCATCAGCCGAGTAGAGATATTTGCGTTCGCTCATTCTTCGTCCCATAGAGAGAGGGGCGGGTTTCCCCGCCCCTGCCCGGTTAGGTGGCCTGCACGTCGGCGATCTTGGCGTGGGCGGCCTGGTTCTTCATTTCGACGCCCCACTCAACGACCAGCATCTTCGTGGTCGCATCGCCGATGGTGGCGATGTCCACGGTCTGGAAGTTGCGGAAGAAAGCGAGAGCCGCATACTCAGGATCAAGCATCAGCACGGTGCGGGTGCGCACCCAGCGAGACGGGATGATCTTGATGTCACCGAAGTCGGACTTGTAGAGATCGACGGCGTTCACGACCTCGGCCTTGGACACCGGAACCTGGGTGCCGGTGCGGCCCGTGAAAGACGAGATCTTCCGCTTCAGCGCGGGCGGCACCACAGCCATCGTCGGCTCGGCGCCGTTGGTGTAGGCCGTCTGCAGCACGTCGTTGAACATCGTCTCGGTCAGCGTGCGCAGCGTGCCGTCAGTGACGTTCGCCGTTTCCGAGACCGGATTGGCACCCGTAGCACCGTAAGACGTGTTCGTGGTGATCCAGTGCTCAATGGCGCGGGTCTTGCGAGCCGTGCCGCTGTCGTTGCCGGCAGCGCGAGCCTGGTTCTGCGACAGGATCGCCTCCATGTCGCGCTTCAAAGCCTTGGAATTGAGCGCAAGCTGGTGGGCAAGTTCAGAACGCTTGCCTGCAGCGTCGGCAGCCTCCTGCGAACCGGCCACCGTCGCATCACGCGCAGAGATCTGCGTCGTGTTGGACACGCGGACAGTCGCGGTGGCAGCCGAACGGGAAAGCTCGAAGCCTTCTTCCTTGGCGTTGGCGGTATCAAGGGCCGGCAGGTTCTCGGTCTGCCAGTCGAAGATACGACCCTGCACATTACGGCGGCCAATGGCGCTCATAATGGGCGTGTCGAATGGGTCGATATTATATATCAAATTTGACAACTGTTCGCGGTTTGCGGTCGCGCTGTAGGTCGAGAAGGCGTTGGTAACTTTTGCCATTGTGGCGTGTCCTTAAATCAGGGTTTCGAACACAGCCGCGGCGTCACGCACGCGGCCAGTTTTTGCGAGACGCTGCTTTGCCTTGGTGGCTTCTGAGGTTCGCCGCTGCGGCATCGACTGCGGGACACCCGGCTTCGCCGGCTTCGGCCCCGCCTGTGCTGCAGGCTGCGGACGCTTGGACATGATCCGGTCGTACTGCAGCGCCTTCCACATCAGGCGCACGGCACGCGGGTCATAAGCCTGGCTCAGTTCCTCATCGGAGAAGCCGACCTCGCGCCCGTATTCACGGAGCGCCTTGCGGTCCTCTTCCCACCTGCTCTGATCCTTCCATGCGGGGATCCATTCAGTGAGTTTCTGCCGGCCTTCCTGAACAGCCTTCTGGAGGCTGGCGGCCTGTTCCTGCATCTGCAGGTACTGGACGCGCTGCAGTTCGGACATCGCCGCCTGCTGCCTCTCCTGGCGTTCACGCCAAACGTCTTTCTGGCGAACATACTCAAGCGGATCTTCTGCGTAGAGCCGGTTCCAGTCCGGTTCCTGCGGCACAGCTTCTGCAAGCTGTTGCTGGAGTGCCGTCAAAAGCTGGGCGTACTGCTGCCGCTCCGCTGCCACTTGATCACGGACCTGGTGGAGCTCATCGCGCTCGCGTGCCAGTGCTTCCGTTTTCTGGCTGAACACCGCAGACCGTTGATAACCTTTCGCCGCCTCTTCAACCGTGACCTGTTCGCTCTTGCCGTCGATGACGACGGTGACCAACTGATCAGGGCGAGCCAGCTGCGGGCTCTCTTCTTCCTCGGTGTCGGCTTCCTCTTCCTCGGCTTCCTCGGCGGCCTCATCAGCCTCCTCGGGGGTCTCTTCCTCGGTGTCGGATGCCTGTAGCGCCTCGACCTGATCGTCGGTCGAGGTTTCCTCGGCCTCCCCTTCGGGCGTCTGGGTGTCGGGCTTGCCGGCCAGAAAAGCGTCGAAGGCGGATACTGCTTCGGAAATGCCGATGCCCTGTTCGGGCGTGTCGGTATTCGTCATTTGTTTCTATACTTTCTTCAAGCGTTTCACAACGCTGGATGGTTGTGGACAAGCGTCTCACGACGCTGGTTCAGGCACGTCCCTAACGCCTGACGGCGTTTCGGTTGTTGTGGGCTGCAACCTTCGGCGCGCTTGCGAGCGACGAAAGTTTTGCCCGAATGTCGTCAAGCGCACGCACATTGGCATGCGCCGTCTCACGTCGCTCGTTCTCGCCAGGCCCAGTGCCGCGCCATTCGAGAATGTAGCGGCGCTCAAGGTCTGACAGGATCTGCTGCACGACAGGATCATCAAGCAGCTGCTGCGCGCGGATGGCGGTCTCGTGCGGGGTGAGGGTCATTGGTAGCCGCCTTGCATCGGCTGCTGCTGCCGCATCGCGGCCTGCTGCTGCTGCGCCGCGATCTTCGCTGCATCACGCTCGCGCTGCAGCATCGCGTAAAGGTTCTCAACCTGGATCTGCGTGCCGTATTTCAGCTGCATCTCCGTCGCCTTCAGCCAGATGTCAGCATCAAGGCGATCGCGCTCAAGGTCATCAGCCGCGCGCTGCTTCTCGATCTCAAGCTGCGCCTTCATGCCGGCGATCTCGATGTCCTTCTGGATCTTCTGTGCCTCGACCTGCGCCAGGATCTGCGCCGGGTCTGGCGCCGCCTGCTGCGGCTGGGCCATCTGCGCCTCGGCCTCGGGCGTGATCTCGGAGAAGTAGCGCGACGTGTCCTTGAGCCCGGACAGTTCCAGCACCTGCGCCATCGTGTTGCGCAGCTGCTTCACCGACACCAGCGGGTTGTTCGGCCCAAGCGTCTGCAAGATCTCTTTCTGCTGCGCGACCACCGTCGTCAGCAACGCCACGCGCTGTTCGATCGAGCCGGTGCCGAGGCCCACATTCACGACCACGTCCATGTCGGCATCCCAGGAGCGCGGATCAACCGGCACCCACTGGTTCCTCAGACGCACCACGCGGGGGCGGTCCTGGTGTCGGATTACTTCCTTGAGCAAGCCCCGGAACAGCCGCTTGATGCCGGTCTCGGCAAAGATCCGCGCCACCATCTCAAGGCGCTCCTGCGCGGCGCTCATCGTCGCCGTCACCGCCGCCTTGGTCGTGGACTGCAGCACGTCGGCATCGAGACCCTGGGACGCCTTCGACATGCCGGTGCGGGACGCCTTCACGTCGTCCAGATAGGCAATGATCGGCATCGCCTGCTGGCCGACGAATGTCGAACCCAATTCCTGTATCATCCCCGGCTGCGTCACACGCACCAGGCCGCCCGTCTCGACGTTCATCAAGTCATCGGCATTCACGGCGCCTTCGACGTAGGCCGTGCGCGGGTGGATGGTCTGCGCCAGACTGTCGAGGGTGTTGCGCACCACGTTCGACTTGATCAGCTGCAGATCCATCACCTGATCCGCGATCGACGAACCGATCACCATATGGCTCTCGGGGTCGGGGCAGATCACCGCGAACTTGACCTCGTCAACGACCTCGTCGTGAACAATGTGCGCGGCGTCTCCAATCGTGCAGATGCGGCGCAACTCGGCGATGCCGTCGCCGTCCTTGTCGATGCGCATGTAGCTCTCGACGTAGAAGTAGCGGCGCATCGCCGGATCAACCTCGGTGGCCTCGGCGCCCTGGAACCAGTCGCGGAGCCCCGGATTGCGGATCTGCGCCTCGACGTTGATCTCGAACGTGCCGGACGAACCGCCATGCTCCTTGATCGTGTCGCGGTCGTAACCCATCTCGATGAGCTCCGACATCGTCTTGAACGAGCGGTGGCCCACATAGTCGGCGGTATCAAGATCACGCGCATTGCGCGCAATCAGGAACTCCTCGGGCGGCACGACCTGAATGCGCTGGCGCTTCTGCTCAAGCCGCCGGCGGATCATCACGTCATAGAGCATCGACGGCATGCCAGTCATCGGGTCGAGGTCACCCTCGCCGCTGGCGAACACCGACAAGACCTCGATCTCGCCATCCTGCTGCAGCACATTCAGCTGCGCGTCGTCGATGCCGGAATACTTCTCTTCGCGAACGCTCGTCGTGGTCTCAGTGTACCACTTGAACACGCCCAGCTTGGACTTTAGCGCATCCTTGAAGGCCGAATGCAGCAGCGAGAAGCCGGGGTTGTCGGTGTTGAAAATATACGACACGTAATCCGTCGCCTGCTCCGCCATCGGCACATCTTCAGCACGGCGCGGCGCGAACTCGACGGGCTTCTCGGACGAGGTGAACACGCGCAGCAGTGACGGCATCATCGACAGGATGACATCGCGCACCTCAGTCATCACGACCTGGGAGCGGCCCTCTTCCTCATTGCCGAAGGGGTCGCCGCGATAGTACGCCTGCGCCTTCTCACGGGCCGGCGCGATCTCCGTGTCGATGTAATCCTGCGCGTCCTGAATGGCGGTCTTCACCGCGGCGCCGAACTCATCCTCGGACAGGGGCGACAATTCCAGCACCTCGGGCTCGATCGCCGCCTCGACCTGGTCCTCGATCATTTCCGCGAAGCCTTCAGACACCTACAGCAACCCTCCAACCGGAGGAACGCCACCGTGCTGCCCCTGCGTGCGATACCAATCCCGATACCACTGCGGCATCGACGCCAGCGGATCCTTGGCAGAGCCAGTGCCGGCGCCGGGACGCGACACAGCCCCGCCATTCATCCACGGCAGGACTTCCATCGGGTTCTGGCCGCGGGCCACAGCCTGGTTGAAGAACTGGCTCAGAAGATTGCCGCCCACCATGCCGGCGGGAAGCCCCATGCCGAGCAACGACAGGGCGAAGGGGTGCGCGTCATCCGGCGCATTGTCGAACACCCATTGCATGCGGTCGGCGGTGTTTTGCATGGATTAACGCCCCCTCAAGCTGCCGTAGCCACTGGTCACATGGTGCGTAGAGCCAGGACCGGAGGCCATGCTGGCGTCTTCCTGCGGGTAATTTTTGAACGGCGGGTCCGCCGTCATGTAAGGGATCTTACGGCCACCCTGAATGCCGGTCAGATAGCCGCTTGTCGGCTGGCTCAACGCCGTGCGGCGCGGTGTCGTGGCCTGCCCCGGCCAGACTGCATTGCGTGGGATAAGGCCACGGACGCCGGGGTTCACGGCCTGCCCCGGCCAACCGAAGTTCAAACTGTCAGGGAGCCACGACAGATCGGTGGGCGCCGCCGGTGCCGCCGTCGGGACCACGCTCGGGATGTCGCCGACCGCCACATCCTCATCTGCCAGCAAGCCGCCCACGCGGGGGCGCTGGGCGCCCGCCAACGCCTGCAGCATGCCGAGGGCCTGCTGGGGGTTCCTTGCCGCCACAGGGCGCCCCTGAAGGTCGCCGCCTATCATCGCGCCGCCGGTGGGGGTGCGGAAGTTGGAATAGGTGTTGATGGACGGACCCATTCCGAAATTTCGGCCCGGCGTCATCGTCGCATAACCGACGGCACGCCCACCCGCCGGGCCGAAGGCCGTGTTCCCGTAGATCGTGTTGCCAGTCTTGATGCCGAGGCCGCCTCCGCCGCGGGAGGCAGACATACCGCCGGAAGATCCGCCGCCGCCGTAGCTGCTGGACGCGGGATTTGAACTCGGGCCGTATGCGGTAGTGTCTTTCGGCATCGGGCTCTCTACGGATTGGTGGTGGTAGCGGGCTACCACACAACCCCTAGAGATGCAATGTTATAACATTACATTTGAAGCCTGTGGAAAACTACACCACGCCGCGGATCCCCCGCCTCATCGGCTTGCCCGGCACCCACCGGGGCGACCTGCCGCCAACCCGTGACGCCACGGAGGCGAAGGTCAGCCCCAGGCTGTCGGCCAAGTCAGGCGAACGCAACCCGCGGCGCTTCATCTCCGCCTTGCCCTCCACCTTGATCTTGCCGTTCGACGTGAAGGTGTAGGTCGGCGCCACCAACTCTTGCCGCAACTCGTCCATCTTCGGCAACCGGCAGGCCCGCGCGTTCAGCCACTCCTTGACCGCCAGCCACAACTCATCCCGCAGCTTGGCCGCCTGCTGGTTCATCGCCGACGCCTCCGACACGTTCACGTCGCGCACCACATGCCCAAGTTCCCGCAACCGATCCGCCACGCCGGACCCGAGCCCGATGCTGTCCACGCAGATCTCGGCGGGCTTGTCGAGCTTTGCCTCGTTCACGATGGCACCCGTCAGCTGCATCAGGTCCAGCCCCTGCCAGGTCTTGAACTCGAGCACGACATTGCCGCGGCGCTTGCACAGGACGGATCTGTCATCGCCGAAGCGCGCCACGTCCAGCCCGTACACGATCGGCTCCTGCGGGTTCAGTGCGACGTCGCGCACCATCGCCGCGTCCACCAACTCGGCGGCGATCAGCGTGTCGTCGTCTCGCAAGGCAAACTCGCCTAGGACGCGAATTCGGTACTGGTTACTGTCAATTCCATAGGTGTCGGCGATCTGCTTCACGAAGTCGGGCGACACGCGCTTGCTGTTGAGGCACGAGACGTGCATCGTTTTCCATTCGCTCGCCAGCTTGTGGTGCGTCTGGAAGAACAGACCGGAGTTTCTTGTCGGGTTGCCGATCAGGATGGTGCAGGCATTCTCGCCGGACATTGAACCCGCAGCACTCTCGAACACAGCCTCGGGCACGCCAGACGCCTCGTCGACAATCAGCAGAACGTGCTCGGAGTGAACGCCCGCCAAACTCTCAGGGCGATCCGCTGAGCTTGTCCTTGCGCTGATAAAGGACGCCTCTGGCGCCGCCTTCAGCATCACCTTCTCGCTCGTCGTCTCAAACAGTGCCTTGATCGGGTCCGGCAGCCGGTTGATCCAGAACTTCACCTCGTTGAACAGACTGTCGAATAGCTGCGCCGCAGTTGGCGCTGTGCAGATTGATTTCTGCGGCAGGAAACAAACTGCATGCCAGATCAGGATCCATGAGCAACAGCTTGATTTCCCGACGCCGTGGCCTGCCCGGATCGAGATACGCCGCTCGCCGGCCGCAACCCATCGCATCACTTCTTCCTGCCAGGGGTCAGGCTCGACGCCCAGCACGTAGCGGACAAAACCGACCGGGTCTGTGCGGTAGGTGTTGACAACCGAAGCCAGTGCGTCGGTCAGGTTTTGGTTAATGTCGGGGAGTGAAGTGTCGCTCATGTAACGCTTTCCTTGTCGCGGGCCTGCCAAGACTGTTGGCTAATTTTTTTTCGGCTGACGCGCCAGCCTGCTCGTCACCGGCGGCGGGGTGGGGGCCCCGACGGGGGACGGGGGGGGTTAGGCCCGCATGATGCGGACGACCGAAGCGCGGCTGATGCCGGTGATCTCCACGATTTGCGCGATGGTTTTCCCTTGTTCCCGAAGCGCCACTACCTCAGCGCCACGGGCACGTGCTGTTGGCGCCCTGCCCCTGTACTTGCCTTCACCTTTGGCTTTTGCGATCCCCTCCCGCTGCCGCTCAAGCATAAGCTCACGCTCAAACTGTGCGATTGATCCGAGCATGTTAACCATCAGCTTGCCAGTAGGCGTCGAGGTGTCGAGGTTTAGCGCCAAGATGTGGAGAGTGACGCCTTTAGCCTGTAGCCTCTCGGTGATCTTCACTAGGTCAGCGACCGAGCGCGCCAGGCGGTCAAGCTTGGTCACGATCAGAACGTCACCCTCGCGGGCGAAGTCGAGAGCAGCCTCGAGCTGGTCGCGCTTGGCGACTGAACTAACCTGTTCGCTGAACAGCTTCTCAATTCCAGCTGCCTGAAGGTCGCGTAACTGGGCCTCAAGGCCTGCGTGCTGCTCGGTTGTTGAGGTTCTCGCGTAGCCGATTTTCATTGGTCTACCTGGATCTTCATGGCGCGGCACATGTCGGTCAAGCTCCAATCAACGAAGGGGGTGTTCACTCCGCTCGTATCGGCAGTGCGAATGAACTTCTGCAACCCCAGCATGATCTGTAGATTGAGAGTATCGGTCGGCGAGAGGCGCATGGCCTTAATCTCCTCCAGCGCCGCTTTCATTGCAGGGTCTTCAGCCATCGCTATCTCCAGTGATCAATAAAATCTATGATAATATGATCACTAATGTGCTCAATGTCAACAACCATTCATGTGATCACGCATTACGCTGCGGTCTGGAGTGATCGCACAATCAGGGTCTAATGATCACGTCCTGCCCTTGTCATCGTTGCTTTCCTCCACCTTCCCCTCGATCACCTTCATCGCCTGTTCGCGCTTCGCCTGCAGATCAAGCAGGATTTGCAGGTGCGCCTGCTGAACGTTCGTCGTCGTGACGTTGGCATCCACCTGCTGCGTCGGCTTGCCGTACAAGCGCGACAGCAGCGCCTCTGAGGCCGCCAGCGCCACGCGCTCGTCATTGCTGGCGCAGAGCTCCACCAGCCGCTTCGCCGCCACCTCCGAGCCGGCCTGCAGCGCCTCGACCACTTCCGGCGGCATTGGCCGCCGGCCTGACGGGTTGCCGCTCTGGCCCGGTTGCCAGCGCGTCTCAAGCGGCGGGCCAGGCCGTGCGACTGCCGTGTTGGCTGGCGCATCTTTACTCTTGGGCACCTTCACCTTCTCGCCTGGCGCGAACCTGATCCCAATCTTCGCCATCTTCACCCCGCCATCATCACATCGGGCAGCGCATCGCCCTGCTTCCAATCAACCTTGGGCTTCACGGTCTCGGGATCCACCCTCGCCTGCTCGACCTTGGCGCCAGGGAACGTGATCTTGGCGTCGTTCACCATCGAGAACTGCCACAGCACCCGAGCGATCTCCTCCATCGACCAGACCACGGCGGCGCGATCTTCATGCGCCACCGACCAGGCGCCCTCCGGCCCGTCTACGACGACCAGGAGACTGCCATCCGGTAGCCGAGCCTCGAGGCGCTTCGGCTTGATGGGATCTGCCCCAGCGGCCTCCGCAGCCGCGTCTAGGGCCATCCAGGCGTTAACCATGCGCCCTGCCTCGCGCTCGACATCCGCAATCCCCGCCGTAGCCTCTTCGAGGATCTCGGCATTAAGCTTCTCGACCTGCCGGTGGAACTTCGCCGCCAAGTCTGCCGACACCAGCCGCGGCAGCCGCCCGACGCCCCACTTGCGTTCCATCCGGTGCGCCACCTCGTCCAGCGCCTCGACGGCGATTTGTGAGCGGGCCTTCACACCTTCACCCCGTTTTTATGGATCCCTTCGCCACAAGTGTCGCCAACCCAAGTTTTCGGGAACACCCCCTGCAGGTCGCCATCTTCCAGAACCTTCGGAGGATACCGATGGCATGTGCCCGTCTCCTCATCTTGTGATCGCCAGAATGCGCAGTCACCGCACCCGTGAGTGTCCACGTCAAAAGCAAACCTGATCTTCGCCATTTTTTGCACCGTTCCTATGTAGAAAAAGAGAAATCGTTCCAAGCCTGAAGAAGGGGCACTAAAGATGCCCTTCTTCAGGTGCGTTCCAACGTGCCGTTCCACGTTTTCTTTCGTGTTTTCAGTGTTTTGCACGGGTGCCGTTCCAAGACCGTTCCAAAAATCGTTCCAGCCAGAAACGTGGAACGCAAAGGGGGGTATCGTTCCACGTCACCGTTCCACTTTTTCTCAGCCAAAATCGCCCCCCAGATCCCCTTCTTCGGCGTCATCTTCACCCGCCCCATCAACGCCTAGCGCCCTCGCCTTCGGGCCAATCTCGGCCTTGCCGGCCTTGGTCAGGGCGAGCTTGCCGTTGCGCTTCTGGGTGATCAGTTTCTGCTTCCTGAGATTGTCCACCAGCCTGGCGACCTTGCTCTTCTGTGGCGCCCCCATCGGGCTGACCCATAGATTGGCGATGGCGATGTCTGAGAAACTGATGTCGCCCTTCCGGCTCAGAAGCATGATCATCACCTTGTCCTCGTCCGTGGCGTTGTCGGCTAGGCGCTTGCGGAAAGCCTCCTCCGAGACGTGCTCGGCCACCACGGTCGGGATTTGCCGCCCCTTGGCGTCCTTGAGCGCCTTTGGCTGGGTGCCCTTCAGGACGAAGTTGATCGGCGCAAACCCCGCTCCGCGGAACTTGCCCTGATGGTGGAAGGTGATGTTGTCGCTGTCGTTCCAGATCGTCAGGTTGCCGTCCACCTCGGCCAGGAACCCGCCGCCGCCTCTGGGCAGCAGGTTATCCTTGGACGGGTTCTTGACCGGGTGGGTGAGGATGATCACGCACGGGTTGCCGGGCAGCGTGGTGAGCTTCCGCATGGCCTTGGCGTGGCCGACCATCTGGCTGTTGCTGTTCTCGTCGTCGCCCCCAAAGAAGGCTTGTGACGTATCCACGATGATCAGGTCGAAACCGCCGGCGGCTTCCGCCTCGACCTTGATGTCCTCATATGTGGCGGTCAGGTCGATGGTGAACGGGCAGAACCACACATCCGGGTCATCGAGGCCCATGACCTCCTCGAGGCCCTTCCAGCGCGCCTGGATGTCGTTCGGGTTCTCGGCGGCGAAGTAGCCCACCCTGCCCGGCAGCGTCTCGGCCCCCGCGAAGCTGCGTCCGCTCCCGACACAGGCGGCAAGGTTCAGGATCACGGCGGTCTTGCCGCCGCCTGTCGGTGCGGTAAGGCTGTAGCAATAGCCCCGCTGGATGATGCCATCGACCAGATACTCCGCTGGCTTCCAGTTGGCGGCAAACAACTTGGCGCGGGTGAAGAGCGGCCCGGCTGGCTTAACGGTTTCCGCCTTAATCTTTGGTTCGGGCATCTTCTTTTCGGCCTCGCGTTGCCGCCACTCCTCCACCAGCCCGTCGAGGGTCAGTATTTTCCCGTACCTGCCGCGCAGCCTTCCCTGCTCAAAGCGGCGCACCGTGGAGGCGCACATCCTGGCGAACTTGTCGGGGCCGCGGCCCGGCCTCGACAGGTCCGTATGGGCCTCGTATTGAGGCCACGCGGCGTCGAAAAGCTCCTGCTCTGTAGGAGTTGCGCCGGTGGTGCCGACGAGCTCCCCGAACACAGCAAGGATGGTGCTGCGCATGTAAGCATGGCGCCCGTCGGTGACGATTTCCCCGCCGAGCCCGAGCAGACCCGCCCCTTGCCGCTCGATCGGTGTATTCTTGCCGGTGTCGATCGTGGTTGTGTTCGCGGCGCGAGGGTATTGGCGTTGCAACAGGAGCACAGATACGGGCGGAGGTGCTTCCTTGATATTCATCAAGAACGTCATCTCAGCCACCCGCCCCGGCTTCGTCGGCCATGCGATGCCACCCGCCAACCGCATCACCCGTCCGGGGTCACAAACGGAGCGGTCGCCGCCGAGGCTGTCGGCCAGCCCTTCGCAGACGGCCCGGTGAACATCCTTGTCGGTGAGCGGCTCATCCAGCATCCAGTGCAGTTGCATGCGGCGGTGAGGCACGACGCCGGTGCACACTGCGATGTGAGGCCGGCATTGGGCGGTGCGCTGTGCGGCGGCTGCGGCGGCGTCTGACGTGTCAAGATCGACGTAGGCGGCGGTTGTTGCGTAATGGTCGTCGCTTGAAGCACGCCCGAAAGGGGAAGTGCCCGGACTGCGCAGCGCCTGGCCGACGTAGATGTTGCTGCCCTTGGCGTTTTCGTGCGCGGCGAAGGCACATGCTTCTTCCATTTCATCTATGGAAAAAAGCCGCGAGTGCCAGAAGCCGGATCCGATGACGTGGACCGCAATCTCGATCAGCCCGTCGTCATATTCGCGGGCGTTGCCAAACAGCAGCTGCAGATGTTGGGCAATGTGCTCAGGGTTCGGCGCCAGGTCGAGGTTGGTGTCGGCCATGCTCATCTAAACCCCCAACATCTTCCGCGCGGCCACGTCTTCGTGGACGTAGTTCAACTCATGCAGGTGCCACGACTTCACGGCGTGTATGATCGTGCTGTGATCCTCGACGTTCACGTAGCAGCAGACATCGGGGTAACTCAGCTTCGTGAGCTCACGCAGCAGCACGCACGCATGCTGCCTGGCGCGGATGATGTGGCGGGCGCGTGTTTTGCTGGTGAGCTCGGCGGGTGTCAGCCCATGCGCCGCGGCTGTGGCGATGATGATGCCCTCGGGCGTGACGCCGGCGCCGGGCACAATCTTCATCGCCTTGATGGCCTCGACCGCCTTGGCCCGCATCAGCTTGCGGGTTGCGGCTTGTGCTTTGCGCTCCTCGCGCTCGGCATGCAGCTGCCGCGCCAGTTCGTTTTTGTCCCGCCCGTCGAGGCCATAGAACTTGCCTTCGAGGTGCGCCGCGATGGCGGCTTCGGTCCAGTGGGTCATGCGTCGGCCCCGAAGATGTCGGGGCGGAGTTGCTCTTTCCTGACCTTGCCCTTGGTCGCCTTGTGAATGGCAACGGCCATGCGTGGCGACACCTGCCCTCTCTTGTTCAAGGCGTGCCAGACGGCGTGCTGGCTGTAGCCAATGGCTGCCGCCAGCCTGCTCATGTTGTCAAAATGGGCGATGGCGCGGTTCAAGTATTCGATTTGTTCCATGATGCGCCGCAAGAAAACACACTTCCGTTTATTCGTCAACACGGAAAACGTTTCTCGCTGTGGTGTATGGTAAATTACACAGTCGTGTATTAAAACACCCGCTTGAGTGATGTGAGGGACAGTCCGGTGGGTGTCGGTAAGCGCATTAGAGAAGCGCGCGAAGCGTTAGATTTAACGCAGGAGCAGCTGGCGGAAATGGTCGGCTGCAAGCAGACCGACGTGTACCGCATCGAGACAGGCAAGGTTACGCACTCAAGATACCTTGCGCCTATATTAAAAGTTTTGCACTTATCAGAGAACACACATACCGTTGTGCCGCTGGTGGGCTACATAGGTGCAGGTGCTGAAGTGTTTGCGATAGACGACCACGAGAAGGGCGACGGGCTTGAAATGATCCCTGCGCCGCCAGGTATGCTGAACGGTATCGCTCTGATTGTACGCGGCACGTCCATGACGCCGAAGTATGACGACGGAGAGGTGATTTTTATCGAGAAGACCGTCTATGCGATCGACAGCCTGATTGGCGAAAACTGCTACCTCCAGCTTCCCGATGGCCGGTCCTATCTCAAAAAGCTCCAGTACGGCTCCCGGCCCGGCCTCTATAGCCTCATTTCCTACAACGCGCCGCCCATCATAGACGTGCCAATTGAGCGCGCTTACCCGATTGCGTTTACAAAGCCGAAGTACCGAAATCTGAAATAAACATTTCCGTGTTGACACAATAAACGGATCTGTATAGTCTCGCCTCCGTCAGTTCACGGAGGACGACATGCAAACGGCACTCACGCACCAACAGCTCACTGACCTTTACGACCTGCGCCGCTGGATGCTGCGGCCCGACTACCAGCGCCTGGCGGACGCGCACCACATCCGCCGCGACCCCAACACCTATGAGATCAGCTGGGCGCCCTCGTCGATCGAGGCGCGGCTGCATGAAGCGGGGCTTCTGTGATGGCCCGCCCCGCGAAATATCCGTGGCGCACGATGGCTGTGGGCGAGAGCTTCTTCGCCCCCGGTCGGACCTCGACATCAATTCACGGCGATGCCCGCAAATACTTCCGCCCGATCCGCATCCGCACCCGCTTGGTGATGGTCAAGGGGATTGTCGGCGTCCGCGTGTGGAGGGTGGCATGAAGCCCTGGCACCAGATCGACGGCTATTGCTTCAACTGGCCGATCCTGTCGAGCGAGAAGGCAAAGCAGCGCATCGAGACGCTGGTCGATCACATGATCGAGATGACGCCGGCGGAGCGAGTGGAGTTCCTCGACAAGTGGATCCCGGCGCTGCGCGACACGAAGGCCGCCGCGAAGGCGGGCATTGACGCAGCTGATCAACACCTAGTCGTGACCGCGCTGATGACGTGGCGCGAGGACAACCGCGAGAGGATCCAGCACCAATGATCACCCGCATCCTGTGGACATTCAGAAACAACGAGACGGCGCACGCGCCGAGCCGCTTGACGGCCAGCGTGACGCCTGCGGCCCGCTCCGTCGTCCTCCCACCTCGTGGGCGGGCCGCCCCTATTGCTGCCGTGCCGAATTGTCACCGGATGGTGCGCGTTCTTGGCGATCGTCAAGATAGGCCGGCAGCAACCCTCTCCCTCCGACCGCGCGTTCATGCTGCGCGCGGCACCTTGGCGTCGCCTCAGTTTTCGAGGCGCGCCCCTTTATTCGACGCCACCGCCGAGCGGTGGATCGTGCCCCCTTCCTCCGTGACGGAGGGTGCCGGCGCTTCGGCGGAACCGAGGCACACCCACAACGCTGCAACTCTCAAGCGCCCGGCGGTCGTCCCCGATCCACAGGCCGCCGGGCGTCTTGATGCAGTGCTGGAGGTGGTGACTGTGGCGATGGGCTTGGTCGTGTTCGGCATGATCGCCTACGTGCTGATGGTGATGGCATGAGCGGCCTCCTGAAGCACGGGCGCAAGCACGTCTCCGTCAGCCAGTGCAACCTGTTTCAGAATAGCATATGGCTCTACGTGTTCGAGCAGATCATGGGCAACCGTGGCTCTGTTGGCTCTGCTGCCCACCGCGGAACGGCTGGAGAGGATGGCGTCACGCTGGGTCTGCTGAAGCCGGACACGCCACTCGCCGAGTGCCAGGAGAAGGCGCTCGCCACCTATGACCGCCTCACGGCGCTGTCTGGTGATCCGAACCGCGAGAAGGAACGCGAGGCTGTCCCCGGCATCGTTGAACAGGCGCTGAACGAACTGCGCCCCTATGGCGTGCCGTCCCACGTTCAGCACGAGATTATGTGGCAGCACCCGGATCTGCCGGTGCCGTTCAAGGGCTACATCGACTTCATGTGGGAAGACCACGGCATCATCCTCGACATGAAGACCCAGCTGCGTCTGTCGAGCGAGGTGTCTACCTCCCATGCGCGGCAGGTCGCTCTGTACGGCGCAGCGGTGAGCGACAACTTCGGGCTTCGCGTTGGTTACTTCACTCCGAAGAAGTGCGCCGTCTATCAGGTCGAGAATGCAAAGCAGCACCTTGAAAGCCTAGTGCGCATCGCCAAGGCGATCGACCGCTTCCTTGATCTGCACGATGACCCGAACGAGCTCTTGAAGATCGTCGTGCCCAATCCAGACAGCTTCTACTTCTCGGATCCGATGATCCGCCAGAAGGCATTCGAGATTTCCGGCATCTGAGCCGAAACGCAACGCCGCCGGCGTCATGGCGGCAATCACATAGAAGGTAAACTGCAAGATGTTTTCACTTGGACTGAGTGGCGGCGGCGGAAACTACATCCGGTTCAGCCCGTCGATTAACGCCTGGCAGCTGGGCAAGGACGAGATCGAACTGAAGAAGATCGTCTTCGACATGGACAGCATCAAGACCGGCTGGGGGCTGATGGCCGAAGGCCAGGCGCCGCAGTGGGTATGGGATGACGCTGTCGGCAAGCGCGGCGTAAAGCCCGAAGGCGAGTTCAAGCGAGGCTTCAGCGTTCGCGTATGGCTCGGGCCGGATCGCGGATGGGCTGAATGGTCGAGCACGGGAACGGGGCCAGCGATGGGCTTTGAGGCGTTGGCGGGTGAGGCGATGGCCGACAAGGACGACAACCCCGGCAAGTGCGTGATGTGCGCCTACAAGGGCTCGACACCAATGAAGGTTGGCAAGGGCTCCACCCGCTCGCCCAACTTCGAGATCCTTGGCTGGGTGGATCGCCCCGCCGACGACGCCGACGACGAAGACGAGGCACCGGCTCCGAAGGCCGCCGCGAAGGCACCGCCGGCCACCGGCTCGAGGGCTGTTCCGCCGCCGAGCAAGAAGGCCGCCGCAGTTGATCTGGCGGACTTTGGCTGATGATCGTCGCTGGCGTGGATTGCGGCTTGACAGGCGCCGTCGCTTTTCTCGACGGCCCCAACCTTCTCACGGTCTTCGACCTGCCGACGATCGACAAGCCACACAAGAATGGAAGCCGGGCTGAACTTAGCCCGGCACTCCTTCAGGACGAACTGATCGGAGACGTGAAGGTGAGCGTGGCATTCATCGAACAAGTTACCGCCAGCCCGCAGATGGGCACGGTGTCGGCGTTCCGGTTCGGCGAATGCTTCGGGCAGATCTGCGCCGTGTTTCAGTGCCTCGGGATACGCACAGAACTTGTGCGCCCGGCAACCTGGAAGAAGGCGATGGGGCTGAACTCCGACGCCGAGGTGTCGCGCGCCAAGGCCATCGAGCTCTGGCCCGACAGCAGCCACTACTTCAAGCGCAAGATGGATCACAACCGAGCCGAGGCGGCGCTGTTGGCTGAGTATGGACGGAGGCAAGGGTGACAGCTTGGACCCCGCTCAACAAGGGCGACAAGCGTCCGCAGGGGCGCGTGCTGGTGACGTTCGACGCCAGCACGAAGGCGGAGAAGAAGCTGTACGCCGCCATCTTCGGCTTTGAGCAACAGCCCGACTGGAGCGTTGGGGTGGCTTACTGGAGCCCAGAGATCAGGAAGTGGATGACTGGCCGCGGCAGCATCGAGAACGTCATCGCCTGGGCGCCGCTGCCAGAACCGTATGAGGTGCAAGACAATGGTTGATTTCCAACGAAGCGACGAACTGACGGTCGATGACATCCTCGACGAGCGCGCCGCCACCTACGGCGCGTTCATGGATGTGGCTGCGTTGGCAGTGGCCCTGCGTGCCGTCAT